CTCCGGTGATGCTGAGGTCTCCGGTGATGCTTGGGTCTTCGGTAATGCTAGGGTCTTCGGTAATGCTAGGGTCTTCGGTAATGCTTGGGTCTCTGGTGATGCTGAGGTCTCCGGTGATGCTTGGGTCTTCGGTAATGCTGAGGTCTACGGTAATGCTAGGGTCTTCGGTAATGCTTGGGTCTTCGGTAATGCTTGGGTCTCTGGTGATGCTGAGGTCTCCGGTGATGCTGAGGTCTACGGTAATGCTAGGGTCTTCGGTAATGCTAGGGTCTCCGGTGATGCTAGGGTCTACGGTAATGTCAAAATAGATTGTGTGTTTTGCAATATGTTTTCGTTCGAGTTCGATTGGCAAGTTGAACTGTGGAAGAAAAAAGAAAAAGAGTATAAAGAAGAAGTTGAACAGTTAAAAAAAAACAAAAAAGGGTGAATGATTAATGACTCAAACAAGAAAAGTAAACATAGGCCTGGCCCCTTCACGCAATTACGACAAGATAACTCTTGAAGTGTTGGAAGAACCTATCGAGTTCGAGAACGAAGAAGAATTCAAGGCCAAAGTCAGAAAAGTTTTTGCAATCCTCAGAAAAGAAGTTGAAATACAATTCTCACAAATCCAAGGAAAAAGGTGATACTAATGGCTAAAATAGAAATGTTAAAACTTCCAGAAGATGACTGCGAGGATTTGAAACTCGAATGGCTAAACGACTTAGGCGACTTCGTGAATGTTGAAAGGAAATTATCTTCCATGACGTACGTAACAGAAATACCATTGATGAATTCAAGCCAATACCGTATGTTCCTTGGACTGATACACGGACAAAAATACTATCAAGTTTACAGGTGTAAAAAGAATGAATGATAAAGAATTCAACACGCAATGGCAAGACAACGCAGAACTCCAAGGATATTACCTCTTACAACTTGGACTTTACCTTTCTGGAGTTCAATCACTAGCTAAGGCTGCTGAGATTCTTGGGGTGAGCCAAGAATTAGTGGACGAGCTTGCCGTGTTCATTTATAAATTTCCAGAGGCGAGAAAAGGATGAGCACTTCAAAAACTGGCAATGATGGTGTCGCAACAGCATTCTTAGCCTTAGATCAACAAATAAAAGATTTGCTAAAACGTGTCATGGATCAAGAGAAAATAATAGACAACCTAGCCAAAGAGAATTACGAACTCACCAAAAAAGTAGAAAGCTTAGAGAATAGTTTCAATCAGCATAACTGCTTGGGCGACACATGCCCACACACAGGCAAGTAAACCGAAGAGAGGTAATACACATGGCAAAGCAAGCATTCAGAGAAAAACTCCACCTTAGCAAAGCAAACCAACAAAAGCTCATACTCATCAACGAAATAATCAAAGAATACGCAAGCCAAGGATACAGGCTCACACTCAGACAGTTATACTATCAGCTCGTCAGCAGAGACTTAATCCCGAACAAAGTCAGCGAATACGCAAAACTCAGCACACTCCTAGTCAAAGGAAGAATGGCAGGAGTTGTAGACTGGAACGCAATAGAAGACAGAATAAGAGTACCACACATACCATACTACGTCTCTGGAAAAAGCAACGCCATAGAAGATACAATCTCACAATACCGACTAAACAGACAAGTAAACCAAGAAGTGTACATTGAATTATGGGTTGAAAAAGACGCTCTGAGCGGAGTGCTGAAAAGAATCACACACCACTACCACATACACTTGATGGTCAACAGAGGATACAGCAGTTGCAGTGCGATGCACGACGCATACAAAAGACTGAAACACCAGGAACGATTAGGTAAAGACTTGTACATTCTATATCTTGGAGATCACGATCCTTCTGGACTTGACATGATAAGAGACATTCAGGACAGGCTAGAAGAGTTTGGAGTTTTTCCAACAGTTAAACCCATAGGTTTGACCCAAGCTCAAATCAAAAAGTACAATCCCCCTCCAAATCCTGCGAAAATAACAGATCCCAGAGCAAAATGGTATTTTGAAGAACACGGGAATACTTCATGGGAGGTTGACGCTCTAAAGCCAGAAGTGTTACACTCTTTAGTGAAGCACAATGTTGAGAAGCTCATTGATTTAGATAAGTTCGAGCAGATCAGAGCGCAGGAAGATGTAGATAAAGAACAGTTGCAGAATTTCGCAACAGAATTCAAGGAGGACGAAGAAAATGAGTGAAGAAAACGAAACTGAAACTCCAGCAGTTATGACTGCTGAAGAGATGAAGAAAGCAAAGGAAGAATATAAGGCAAAGAAAGAAGCGTACAAAGCACAGAAGGACGCTAGAAAAGAAGCTTCTGAAAAAGAGAAGAAGACCCGAGATGCAGTGCTGGATCAGGAAAGAACCGTCGCGAAAGAAATCCAAGCGCGAATCTTTGAGTATAACAAGCTCGGCAAGAGCAATAAGTTAGAGTTCAACTTGTTGGAGAAGATTGATGGCATCATCCAGAATGTTAAGGATAAGAACGGCGAGCCAGCTCCTGCTGAAGAGTCATTACCTGAAGTTCCTGCAGAACCAACTCCTGAAGAAGAAGACGGGAGTGATTCTACAGAACCAGAACTATCAGAAGGTGCAGCAGAATGACTGAAGGAGATGTAGAACACGCCAAGACTGTCGCACCATTCGTTCACATCAACAAAAACGTGAACGACGCACCAGATAGCCTAGAAATTGGCACACCAGCAAAAGGCGGAGCAATGAAAGTCTACGGCGACTTCAACAAACCAGACGAGTTCAAGAAAAAGATCGATAACGCAGCACAATGCAGAAAGTACGCGCAAGCAGCCATCGAAGTCAAACTATAAAAATTTTTTTTCTTCATATTTTTTTCGGACGAGGTAAAAACCAATGACTGTATGCTTGAGATGTGGACAGTGCTGTGTACTGAAACTAAGAAATCTTGACGGCACGTTCACGTACAAACCATGTAAGCACCTGGTTTTTCTCAAGAGCGGAAAGACACTCTGCAGAATATACAAAAAAAGACTCGACACCAAACTAGGAAGTGACGAAAGTGGACAACAACACGAGTGTATACTCAGAGTCTACGATAGGCACGACTACACAGACTGCCCGTTCAACACGAACAAACCAGTACTCAACTTGAAAAAGGTGATAAGTAATGGCAGAAATGCAACTAAACAAAAAACATGAAGATTACAATGAACGACCAACAACACCAGTACGACCGGGAGACGAACTAGAAATTACCGTCGAAGAATTCGGAGATAAAGGCGATCCATTCGGCAAAGTACAAAATTACGTCGTGTTCATCCACACAAATGACATTCTAGAAAAAGGCACTGACTACAGAGTTAGAATCACAAAAGTTCTTAAGAACTTTGGATTCGCAGAACCCACAGGCACAACAGAATGACTGCCGACATTTGTGACTGGCCTAGCTGCAAAGCTAAAGCCACAATGCCCTGCGGAATAGAAATAGACCTACCACCACAAAACGAAAACGAACCAACAATCCTGCAAAGAAAATTCTGCAAATACCATTTCTTCATAGCATCAGGACAACACTTCGAACTCACCAAAACCACAAACTACAATTACGTTATGACCGGACCATTCGGCACAGTCAAACTAATCGAAAGCGTCATGGCAGCACGAGAACTCACTAGAATAGACCAACCACGAACAAAAGAAGAAATCCAAGCAATAAAAGGACGGAAGCGAACATGAAAGACGAAGAAATAATCATTCTCATCGCATTCCTATCCTTCATTTTTGGAGCAGTATTAGGAGCAACAGCATTCTCAAACCCGGACATAGACGTAGATTGCGTGGCAGACCAAGTAGAAGACAGAATAGAACAAGGACTCGCAATAGGATACGTCGTCCACCCACTACTATCTAACACCACAACAATCCAAGACGGATGGAACTGGTACAAAAGATACACTTTCATCAGCAGATCACTCCTAGAGCGAGAAATCAACATCAGCCTCGACAGGTGCAAAAAATGACCTGGAAAATCTGGGAAATCACAGACAACTTCAAAGAAGTAGACACAAAAGTCTGGAACAAATACAGAAACGCCAACGGCACGTTCCAAAAATACTTCTTCATGCGAAGACTTCTCACTAGGGGAAAAAGCCACCCACAAATAATAATGAGCATGATCGGAGAATACGCAGTCCTTCTAATGATCTTAAACTGGCTCAACATCAAACCAACCATAACTATCCAAATGGTAGGATTAACAATTTTACTCGCATCACTTTTCATTGTTGGATTCCTAGACATCCTGTTCGAAGTTGACAGGAAAGAAAGCAGTTGGAACAGTAGGTTCAACCCAGAGGCACAACAACTGTATCGACAAGTACAAGAAATACACAACAAACTTTTCAGGGGTGAAACAAATGGAATGGTTAAGACGATTGAAACTCAACATGAGGGCGAAAAAGAATTACGCAAAGCGAGTGGAAAAATTCAGCAAGAACGAGAATCAAATGCCCTGGCACATCTACTCAAACGGCCAACCAGAATCGTTCTCCGACCACGTTAAACACTTCACCTGGATTCATTACGTCGTCAAAGGATATTTCATAACTCCCGCAATCTGGCTTGCGAAAGCTGTTTTTGGAAAGCACATCCAGAAAAAGATACCTCCGTACTGGTACAACAATACCTTAATCATATTCAATAAGGCTTTCGATGATGCACTATTTGATTGGTACAAACACTTCATTTTAAACTTGAACGAAGCACAACACGGAAAACCTTTCCCTCCAGACGAAGAAATAAGGAAAATGTCAGAAGCTCACACGAGCAGCAAAGAACTGAGAATATTGCGCGACATGTTCCTAACAGGCATACAAAACGACACCGCCTACAGAGAATTCTTCAATATACTCATGTTCAACATCACTATCGGAATTCAAAAGGAATACGGAGAGAAAGGAAGCATACAACACCCCTTGTACGTGTCCAAAAACATAATGGACAAGAATTACTTCTTAGTCGGCAAAATCGTCAACAGATTTGATGTGAACGCAAAAGTAGTACAAGCCACCGTCAGAAAACCAGGAGAACCAAAGAATGACTGAAGTATCAAGCAGCAGCATCAGAACTGTAATCATGGATGCCATCAAGACACGTTTCGGTGGCTTCACGATCTGGAGCAGAATAGAAACAGATATTGCATTAATGTGTTCTGACTTGCCTGACGTGACCAACGAAGAAAGAAGAGTAAGATTGGTTGATGGTTTGAAAAAAATAAAAGACTACTTAGTGAAGAATGGAGTTGAAGAAGGTGATGCGAAGTTCATCGATGAAGAAATAGATATTCACGAGAACACTAAACAAATAAGCCTTTACACTGACGAGGAAGACAGAGTTGAAAAAGAGATCATAGATAAGTACGCTCATGTCGGAAGAGGTCAAGAAGGAATAGTAGCTATCCACCAAGCATACAATTATACCCAACTGAAAAAGCTGACCAACGGAGTATACAAAAGAACTGACATGATAAAATTCTATATTTCCAGAGAGAAAATAATTCATGGAAAAGTCGTTGCTGAGATTTACGAACATCCCCAAAAAATATACATAGCGCACTTGACGGAGAGCAAGAAAAAAGATGAAACCGGAAGTCCAGCATTCAAAAAAATATTCTTGTTCGGCGAAGGCTTCAGCAAAAAAGATTATAATGTCATAAAGAGCATCGACCAGGAATTCTACGTGTACCGTATAGTTACTGAGAAGGATCAAGAGCTGATGATGTTCTCTTTGGAAAAATTATTGATAGGTGATTACGTAATTACTGGCGTCGTGACGCATTGCGAAGATAAGAAAATGCTCACTGAGACTGCGCGGTTGCCAACTCAACTACCTATACTATTCGCGCAGAACTGCAGAAACAGAATCATAAAATTTGAGAATCATAACGAGTTCAGAGCCAGACTTGGATTTTTGAAAGTATCAAGGAAGAACTTGTTTGATCTCCCATTCACTGTGAAGAAAGGAAGGAAACAATATTTACTGAAACAACCGAAATGGTTTAAGTGGCTGGTATGGTCTTGGCTGACTCACTCGCCTGTCGGGCTGTTTAATAATTATCCGATGCACTTGATGATCGTAGGAGAAAAACATAGTGGTAAGAGTTTGATGCTGAACAGTTTGCACGAGCGCAGCCAGGAAACCCGAGATATATTCAGCGGGAGCAGCAGCACGTTAAAACATTTGATTCCTAGCTTCAAATACAACCCTGCTCGTCTTGGTTATTTGGCAGAGAGCAATAGATTCTCTTATTGTGATGAGTTCTTGCGTTGCATGATGAACACGCGAGGAGGAGCTGACAGAGACAACAGGGAAGAAGGTGTTGCTGTGATGAATGACTTGCTCGAACACCAAAAAAGAGAAGCTGGAAGTGGAGTTAGCAGGATAAGTGTGAACATGACATCTAGGATTATTGCGACGACAAATCCTATAAGGGGCTTGAATTCTATGACTGATTTGGTTAGGTCTTTGGATGAGAGTTTCTTGAGTAGGTGGCTTATTTATTACCAACCTAAAGAGCATGTTGATCTTATCAGACGTAGTAAGGATGTTGATTTGAAAGAGTACGAATACACTATTGATGATAATGATTGGGTTAGCATATTGGACTACCTTCACACGTTTAAATGTGAGTATGATATGGATAGAGTGGAAGCTGTGAAGGATAGTGCGAACGTGTTAATGAATGAAGACTTGAAAAGACATTACGATGCGCGTCACATGCACCACATAGAATGCTTGATAGATGGTATAGTCAAGACCAGGTGTTTAGTCGATAAAGATATGGGGTTCAAAGCAACAGAGAAAGACTATGAGATGTTAGAACTTGTGTGGAAAAACATAATCAAATCTTGGATAGATGTTGACATGGTTAGAAACTTGCCTGTTCACGATAGAATATTCTACTTGCCTGAAAATTGTCAGGTTCTCTACTGGAAAATCAACAATAAGAAAAAAGAGCTTCCAAGAAATGAAGTGAAAGAGATGGCCTTGAAATTCTTGAAGCGTCACGAGTATATTGAGACGATGAGTATTTTGTTACATCACGACGTGATAACAGATGATGCTGGAATTATAAGGCCGCACCACATGGGAAAATGCCGCACGAAATAAACAATGCAGGGTACGAAACTGAAGAACGTATGAGGAAATGGTTCAGAGGACAGAAGAGCCATCTTGACTTTGTAGATTTCGAAACCAAAAACGTGTTGTGGGAAGTGAAGAGTTGTAATTTGTTCAACAGATACTACAATAGCAATCATTGTAGAAAATCGAAAGGAAAAATTCCTCATCACGACGTGAACAGCTTTCATTTGGGAAGGTTTTTCATCAATCTCGACAATCATTTTGTTCTGAAGAGTAAGGCTGATGCTATAGGTAAAGTAGCCAAGTATATCTTTGTCGTCAAGTGCGGAAGACAAATGTTGTGGAGAGTTCTTAATTGGGAATTGGTTCCTCAAAAGTCAACAGTAAGGATCAAGGATGTGTTCGGGGTGTCAAAATGAGTATGATAGCACAGCCTTGGACTGATCCTGTAGGATGGGAATATATCATGGGTGATATCAATCTTGGACTCAGCATAATCCAGGACAGATACGAACATTTGAGCAAGCTTGATAGGTTGAGTAGTGGATCTCTGCAGATAGCCATGAGGGATGTGGTGAGTGGTGCTTGGACGAAGTGGGTGAAGTTTCCTGGTCCTCTTGTTGAGTTCACGACGAATGAGTATAGGCAGACTTCTTATCAGGTGCAGCCAGCTTATGATATTCACCGGAGTACTCTGGAGAATGAGGTTGTTGTTGAGAGTGATTATCAGTGTGAAGACTGTTTAAGGCGTAAAAAAGAGAAATTGCTGGCAGTTAATGCTTGTCCTGACTGTTATGAGAAGAATTACGAGGCTACTCGCATTATAGGACGGATTTTGGAGAGTAAAGGGTTCAAGCCGTTGTATTATTACTCTGGGAACAAAAGTTTGCACGTACACGTATATTTTGATTTTGGTTGTTTCAAGGAATTGGACATGTTTCTGCAGAAGCAACTGATGGAGAAGTTCAAGTATCGTTCCAGGCTTGTGAAGAAGTTCATAGAATGGCTCAGAGAACGCATTATAAGCTGCTGGGACTTAGAAATCAGGGAATTCGACACTGACCTTATCAAAAGCAAACACTTGATTAGGAGCGAACTGAGCCGGAATAAGGCAGGTTACAAGACATTCCTCGGGTACAGCTATAAAGACTTGAGCTTCATTCCTTACGTGTGTAATGCCAAGAACAGGATCTATCCAAAGGTTGGGAGGATCAAACTTAGCAGACCTGATCACGTCCAGGAATTAGTTGAGGATTTCATAACGGATATGGACACGAAGCGTAAAAGTGCTAAAATCAAGAGGAAGGAGCGTTCTTTGAATGCTTGGTTACCTCAGAGGGATGAGGTTGAGTTGCGTGATTGTATCAAATTGATATTAAGTGATAACTTTTCTGAAGCAGGAGACGGGTACCAAAGAGCTATGTTTATCCTGGCCAATGAGTTGAAGCGGGTTCATCCTGACCAGGCTGCAGAGTTGTTGCGTGATTGGAATGTTCGTATGGGTGATCCTGTGAAGGATGAGGATATTGAGTATAGGCTGTCTCAGAAGAATTATACGTTGACTTGTAAGTACGTGCATGAGTTTTTGTCTTCACTCGGAATTGATAACATTCCTATAAACTGTAAACACAAGATATATAAATGAGTGAGTGTATACTTATAGAAAGGCAACTTCAAGCCAAAAAGTCCGAGCCGGTACGACCAAAAAATACCCCCTTTGATTTCTGGTCGTGCCAGCTTCACGATCCTTTGATGGGGGGACGAACACCCCCAGCACCAATGGCTGATTTACCTTGTGGTTGAGGGAATCTCCAACGGCGCGCGCAAAATAAGTCGCTGTTGGAAAAACGGCTGAAGAGAACACACACGACAAAACGAAGAAGACGACGAAGATTCAAGAACACAGCAAACCACACCAAAGAATCTCTAGGGATTCAGGGGAGGGTGCACCTTCCCCATTCAAACTCAAAAAAGTATATACTCTCATAAGGGAGAAAAATTTTAAAAAAACACAAAACCAAGGAGGAAAACACAATGGAACTACCAGTAAGCAACCAAACAAGCAACTTCGGACCAAAACCACACATCAAAAAAGGCTACTACCCAGCCAAACTCATCGACGTAAAACCATTCGAACGAGATGGCACACTAGTAGAAGGCAAATACGGAAACCAGATCATAATGGAATTCGCCATCTACAAAGCAGACGAAAACGGCAAACCAGTCAGCCCAGTACAACAAGAAGTCGAAGTCGAAGGCCAAGCAAAGAAAATGATGGACGTCACACTAGGAAATTTTGTGTACCACATCTACAAAGACCAAAAAAGCGGAGAAAAAAGAACAGCAGTCACTCCAAACAGCGCCATAACAAAAATATTCAAAGCACTCGGCTGGGAATTCAACGCAGACGAACCACTCAAACCAAAAGAATTCATCGGTAAATGGTGTGAAGTCAACGTAGACGACTACGAGAAAAAGGTTGAAGGCGAAGATCCAATCAAGATGAGCACCATCAAAGACATCGGCAAGTACGAAGGTCCAGAAATCACCTTGGAAGAAAACAAGAAAGCCGATGAAAAAGCAGAAGCCAACAAACCACAAGACGTGAAAAAAGAAGTCAAGCACGAAGAGGTAGCTGCAAAAACTGAAGAAGCACCCGCAGATCAAAAAGAAAAAGCTGACGAAATCCTCGCCATCAACGACAGAATGGCAAACCTTGAAAAACTCCACAAAGAAGGAGCGCTAACCAAAGAAGGCTACGACCAAGGAATGGAACAGCTCAACAAACAACTCGCGGAGTTACAGAAATGACCGAACCATCTTTTCCCGGACAAGAATTACTCCCGGGATTAGAGTTCACTCTGCAGAACGGAATGACTCCTGCCGAAGTAAACGTGTTCCTAACAATGATGAGAAAACCTATGAGCGCATCAGACGTTGCCACAATGCTGAAAAGCAAGAAAACAACAGTGCACAACTTGATACTGAAGCTCAAATACAAAGGTTTGATAAAAGAACATACATTCGTCGGACACACTAAAGTTTTTGCAGTGAATCTTGGGAGGCAACAATGAAATCTTTTTACTTAATTCTTTTAGAAAAACGCATCAGACTATGCGATTGGTGCGTTAGTCAGATGAACAAGCTCATAATAAAAGAAGTCCGAAGAAAAGGACATTATGAAGAGATAGTGAAGTTGATTAAGAATAAAAAAGGGAAAGGATGTAATCTGGTGGAAGAATGACTGAAAATAACAAAGTACACGTACTCGAAAGTGGACATGTGGCTACGCTTCAGCCGGATGAAATGAAACAAGGCGTTTACCTTCACTTAGATGACATTAAAACATTGATAGATACCGCGTGGGGATCGCATCGCAGATTAATAGGCATCGATGGGGTGCTTTATCAAAAAATAATGAGCACCATAGACGATCTATCTAAAAAATAAGAGGTACAAACATGACACTTACAATAACCGAATCAGTTGAAGAAGCTCTCAAAGATAGAAAAACCGATCCAGATGTGAAAAACTGTCTTGAAAGAGTCGCACTAGGATATACTGGCAGACAACAACTGCCGTTCGCGACAAATACTTATTGTTGCAGACCAAAACAATACTGTCCTCTACAAACAGAAGGTATTTTAAGTGAAGTCACTAAACTTCCGTCGTGCAATTATATTGATTACTTGGTGGAAATGGTGGAAAGAAATGGACGGTAAAAAAACAGCCATTGTATTCGGGATTCTAATGATTATGTGTCTCGGATTGTTCAACGCAATCTTTTTCGCTTGGCAAGCAGAACAAAATAGCAAACCCACGCCAGTGAAAGTAATCCACATACCAGTCAAACAATACCCACCACCAAGAGAAGTCATAGTACCGATAGATATAAGAATAAAGAAAACAATAGTACAAAGAGAGACAGGTATTGAAAAGTGGGACAGACAATCAGCTCTCGACAGAGCGAACCAACTCGTGAAAGACCAAGGAGGAAGAAAATGAGTTTAGCAAGACAAATCATAAAGATCGAAGCAGAAATGGGATTTAGAGACGTGGAGCGCGAACCAATGAGATTTTTCCTTCTTGGAACTGATGGGAACGTTTACAGTCCCACCGACTTACAACAGTACATTTACCCTTTCGGCAGCGTAATGCACAAAGATGCGTGGACTACCGACGAAGAAATGGTGGATTACATTAAAGCTTGCTCAAAAATATATTACAAAGATGGTCGTGTAGAAACTGGAGACCTGCACGAGGATTCTACTGGGGTGAACGTAAAATGAGGATAGGAAATTTAGTATTCCAATGGATCAGACTTCCAAAACAGCCAACAACAATCAAGCACTTGACAGGAAACAAAGTACGAATCATACTCAAAAAAGAAAATTCTAATGCTGATATTCACTTGGCAGACAGAACATATAGAGTGTATGACGAAGCTGAAATCATGCCTATTTTCAAAATGAATCGCTTTAGCGAAATGACGTACGTTCCAGAAGATAGGGATTGTGATGATTTCAGCTGGGCTTTCGTCGGAATGATGAAGAAGCTTCTTCCTGGTTGCACTGTTGGAATGGTTTGGGCAGATATTATGACTGTCGAAGGAGAGCTTGATTATAAACATGCTTTTTGTTTTTTTATAGATGAGAATGATAATTTGATGTATGTTGAGCCTCAAAGCAATAGAGTGTTCTCGCCGAAAAAAACTATCAAGCCATACTTATTTATCGTATAGATGGACACTTTGGAGTAAAAACTAATGGAGGTATAACACAATGGAAATAACAGCTATAATAACCGGACTGGTAGTACCAGTCGCAAGATCAGTACTTGGATGGGCAGAAAACGCCCTCGCAGACAAAAAAGTCACAGCATTCGAATGGGCGAAGCTAGGCGAAACAATCATCAGAGTAGGAGTCATGCAATTAGCCATCCTATTCGGAATGAGCGAGTACGGCATGGAACCAAGCGTCGTAGGAGCAGCAGCGGGAGCATTACTTCTGGATTTCATCCTGTCAGCCATGAAGAAAAAAAGTGCAAAAGTGCAATAAAAAACCTATGCTGCACTTGCACTAAGTACTCGTGTTGAACTGGATGGTGTAAGAACTAATCTGAGTATCATCATCATCCAATTCAATTTTTACCTGAATCTCACTACCCACCGTAGAAGACAAAGTTGTAAGCGTGTCCAACGTAACAGTTTCGAAGGTATCACCACCATTCAAACTAACTTTGAACGTTGCTCCAGGCGTATTAGTACCCGCAGCCAAAAGCACAATAGACGACACGTCATTCCCATCAGGAGTCTCACTAGACGGACTCGTCCACGTTCCAAGACTTCCAGCAACCGCTTTCTTCAAAACACTATTCACAATCTCCGTATTGCTATGGGTTCCCACATCTGTCGAGTACGTCTCAGTCTTTGCAAAATCTAAATCTTCCGGATTGCTCGTAGTGCTTTGAGTTCTACTTTCCCTATTTATTCTGTCCTTGAACACATTACTTATTCTCTTAGGCTGCTTGTTGATCGTGACAGTCGTAGACAACATATCCTGACTAATCTCATCTTTCCATATCAAACACCTATAAAAATCCAGATCAAGACCATCAAAAGGCGCGCTAATCCTAATGTTCTCTCCTGCTTGGATTGTTGCCAGAAGAACTGCTTTAATCTCTCCAACTTGAGGAGGGTTCTTCTCCTCCGCCAGCGTTGCATTTCCAAGGTCTACAGCTTGCTGGAACGTAGTTATGGTATCATCTGATATGTTACGCCTCCTAATACCATTGGCTGTCTGAGACGTAGTATCGTTGGCTGTGTAGATAATCTGAGATCCTTCAATCACACCACCATAAACCCTGACCTGATTCCTGACAAACTGCAGGTCCGGAGCGAAATCACCAACCTCAAACAAGTTCAGATCAAACACGATAGCATCAGTCTCATTGTTGATGCTTCCAATAGCAAAAAATTGCACTGTCAGGTCAGGATAGATTATACAGTCATAATTCGATGCGAAACACAATTCTATGACTGCATCCCAAAATGGTTTATCAACCCAATCAACACTGATTTGAGTTCCGCTAGTTGCAGGAATGCTTGTGAGAGTATATCTGCTATCACCATACGTGTTGAACAAATCCAAAAGTATAACTGCGGTATCAGTATCAGAGAATTTTTTGGTGACAGTTCTTTCTACAACGAACAATGATTCACTTCTACCAGTGACTTTAACATTATTAGCTATCTTGCTTGGTTTTTCTATCCTGCCTCTGAATCTTAATGTCGTGGCTGTTGGAGCATAGTCTTTGTAATACCTGAAAATTTCGTTGCCCGTCCAAGCAGTAGTGTAAGTCTCATTTGGGTTTGGCAGTTCGAACTCGAAAGTTCCAATACCTTCAGTGACTCCATCTTCAACGACTAAATTGATTATTTCGTCAGTTATGTCATCTACAGTGCCGTCGCTACGCTCAACTGTTATTTTATAATTAGCCGTGTATATAGGAGGAATCCATACGTTAGGCTTTATCTTTTTGAAATTCGTAGCTGCCATTTTATCGTCATGGAGTGTCGCAAATGTCGCAAGTATTACAACAAGCACCGACATCTAAGTCTGGCTGCCACAACCTCCAAGAAGTGTAGTTGCAGTTATAATCTGCCCACATCCATATACTCTGTGATTGTCCTGTTGTGTATTCTCCAAATATAACATGCCAACTTCCAGGAACCAGGATAGTCTTGTCGTCTGAAGAGTTGGTCTGAGAGAAACTTAAATTCACGCAACTGGCAGGTTCAGTCTCGTTCACCTTCATCGTGAGATTGGCTGCGACTCCACCATAATTCTGAGCTGTAAAGTTCAAGATCGGTGCGTTATCATCCTGGCCGTAAGGAGCAACATCTTGAGAAGTCACATTTCTTGGACTGAACTGGAAGAACCCAACGGGTAATTCGTAATCCCAATCGCTATAATAATACGTGAGTTCGGATGTGAAGTTCTCAGTGTACGATGTGTTGTGCTGAGTGACGTTATAAGTTCTGTTCCCTCCACGATAAGATAAGTTTATGTTCGACACTTGTATGATTCCCTGTGTGGCACTCTCGAAAACAATAGGTACGTCAACAAAACCAGAGCTGTTACCTAAGAAATTTCTCACCAAGCCCAAATCAACATTTATTGATGAGGTTGCACTACCGCTCTGGTACTGAATGCTTATGTTCTTAACTCCCATTATTCCTCTTCTGTCACTTCCAAAATAGAAAGGCACTGTGCAGAATCCAGCATCATCCGCAGTACATGTACTCAAATAATTATTAAGCACGGTAGAGAAGTCGTCAGTTGTGTTCGTCCCGTCGAACGTTCCTGTGAAATTCCACTCTCTCGTACCATCAATAGTTCCGACTTCCATATACGTGTTATTCGGGTACGTATCGTCGAAAAACCAATTTATTGCGCTATCGTAAAGTATGGCATCATTCAAAATGCTAACCCCTCTACTCCACTGATCTACACTCCCATCGCTAGCGTCCTCAATCCACAACGAGTACGTGCTGAAATCACCATCGTAAGTGAGTTCGCTATAATCATCGTCGTCATCATAAGTTATTGTGTTCACTCCATAATTCTGGATGTCAGTTATTGTCGTCCAAGTACTACCATCGCTGCACTGACCGTAACTCTCAGCAGGATCTAATCCTCCATCAACATAATCATATTCAGAATACATCCTGAGTCTTAGAAGAGTTCCAGTAATTGCAGAACAGCCAGCATCTAAAGAATTATTTTGCATAGGATCTGTGCCGTGCTTCAGCGTCCAGTTAGTAGCTGTTTTGTTCACCCCTTCAGGCCATTTATAATTCAAATAAACATAATTGGTCGTGCTCCACGCATTACCATCAGAGCTATCACCACAACCAGTAGCAACTGCAGGATCGTTCTGTGTGCACACACCACCATTTTCGAAACCTTCAATCGTTAAATTAGCACTAGTGACGTTGATATTCTTCTGAATCTTCACGTATACAGTTTCAGTTCCAGAAACCTGGAAAGTCAAATTCTTCTCTGTAGATGAATCATTGAACTGATTCACTGTTGTCGTCGTCAAAACCAAATCACCAACATCATTACTCAACGTATCATTCACGTACACGCTCACATTCTGAGGACTACTACCACCATCTTCAAATCCAGAAAGCAACATCGTGAAATTAATAACTTCTGCGAACTGGTGCATGTTCACCGTGTCAAGAGTAATGTTTTCACTTCCAGTATAAGTCAAGTTGGTCGAAGTTTTCGAATCATTGAATGTGATATCAACAAAATAAGAAATGTTCAAAGCATAATCCAAAGGAGAAGCGCCACAAGAAACATTCACACCAAAATCAGGATGAGACACGTCAATACATACCATCGAGTCAGAACTATTTGCTCGTAAGTTAACTATGCTTCCTAACTCTACAGATATGTTCTCCGGAGTAGCTGTGTTAACATCAGGTTCGGCACCAACAGTCACACTGCTAGAATTAACTTTCGACCCACACAAAACATCATCGCAAGGTTCAACCTGACAAACAATAATATCGCCTTCAGTCGTATTTTCAGACGGTAAGATAGATTCATTTGTAACTGTTGATATATTCCAAAAAACTCCCTCTTCATAAAAAATAGTAAAAATAAAACTAGAAGTGTAATCCTCCATCACAACATAAGACCCAGATGATTGATTCATACATTCAACCCTATAGCGCTCATCCCATCCGTCTGCGGTATATTTTAAATCGAGAGTGTTGCCAGATAAACAATCGCTAAAAACCGTGACGTTTCTAGGCTGAACAAATGGAACATAATATTGAACTATAGCGCTCGACGTGAATGCAGGAATAGTATAATTTACTATATGAACTACCTGACACCCGCCAGCAGTATTACATATTCCTGGACCCCCACAATCTACATTTATCGAAGTACCAGAGTTTCCATCAAAAGTATTTTCAAATAAACCTGAAGATATACAACTTTGATTTCCAAAACCATTAGACGAGTTCACAAAACCATCGTAAATCTGCGAACAACTCCCATCTGTTCCTGATTGATTAGTTTCATTCGCACTCTCTTGGTAGCAATAAAAAGGAGGAAGACCCTCTCCAAAAACAAATTCAAAGCCGTTTATGAACCAAGAAACATTACTATTATCGTTTCCATTTCCACCTGTGCTATTAGTAAAACCATAAGAACACGTCAAGTCTTGAGAAGGCGTAGGAACAGAAGGAATTATCGCAACATTAGAAGCGTCAGGATCAGTAGATGCTGAAAAAGTGAAATTAGCTGATGCGAATTCACACGTGGTTGTACTCGCAAAATAAGTCGAGTTAGCCAAAGACAAGGTAACTCTTTGCTCGTGATCTCCTTGGTCGACAGTCGTCTCCTTTTCGATTTCGAAAATTGGATGCCAAGAATTACTGACTCCACTAATGTCAAACTCGCCAACCTCAACGCCATCATCGTACAATGTCACGTTTTCATTAGCATAATCGAATTCGAACAGCCAAATACTCGTATCTGTAACTGGCGTTGTCTGTCCAGGATTGAAACTTTTCAGCGTCACATCTGCTGCGGAAGTGCCATTACCTAATCTAATATATCCCCAGAATCCGTCGCTACCACCAGGAGCATCATCTTGAGAAAAATCTCCTGAGAACACTGCTTTGATACTGTAATTCACGTCAACACCTATCGCTTTAATGTCATGATCTGCAGTCATCACACTATCTTGTTGTCCACACCAACTATACGAACAATCAAGATCTGTGTAGAGTGATGATGCTCCGTACACGACGTCTCTTCCGCTACCATGTCCTGTATGAGTTTCAGTCCAGTTTGTCGTCTGAAAATCGTATGAGAATATTGTTTCGTCAAGTGAGCTCCCACAGCATTGAGCATTCCATTCGTAATCATAGTTTGACAAGTTCAACAAATTAGGAAATGAATTCACACTTCCAGAAGTTATCGCTGAAGTATTGCTTTGGTTCTCAGCCCATGACCCTGTGAAGTTTCCATAAAGACTGCAGTTCAATAAAGTTACTGCGGCATCGATAGACGGAGTGTAATTGAAAACTATATTCCAAGCAGGTATCGAGGATGAGTCGGATGGGTAATTTAAGCTGACGTTCATCTGGTCGGGTGTTGGATCGTACATTCGAACTTCGTAAATGTTGACTGAATCATCAGGACGGTAACGCACGATAAGTTTGTCACTAGCTATTTTTTGTTGGTACAACTTAGCCCAATCATAACCATCTTCCCATTCAACAACCATGTTATGACCTAAACTCTCAGGACTGAAAGCTTCTCTGGTGATTCCATCATAATCTATATCTCTGTATTCAAAATGAATTATTTTTCCCTGGCAGTTCTCACAGATGAATTTGCTCTCCATAGGAATCATTTCCACGTCAGTAGAAGAAGTATTGAAGATATAAATGTGGGTTGTTACTATGTTATCTTTCCAGCGAGATGTTCTTGTAACTCTGACTTTCTCATCGTATTCTTTGTAGAACACAGTTCTTTCTTTGGCTCTCATCTTAGTAGTGCCATCATACAAGTACACATATTCTGTGGCTCCCAACACCCAAGAGTCATCTTCGTACACGTATATTCTTGAGCGAGTATCTTCAACAACAAACTTAACAGTACTAGGTAACATAACATAAATAGAAGACATAAGTATTACGAGCAACATTCCAGAAGAGAATAATATTTTCTTCATATATCCTCACCCACGACACATGTGAACTGCACTTGTTTATGATCGTCTTCCCTGTCGTCGGTAGTGATTGTTTCCTTATCTAAGTTGACGTTGAAATCTTCATCTTCCCACTCCATGACCAAAACACCACCAGTATTAATGATGTTTTTCATTTTGGACTTATCGCTTTTGTTAATGAGTCCGGTAACTGCAAATCGTTCATTAGTTCTTAGCAAGTCGACAAGCTTTGAAGTTTTCGGTCCAGAACTCCAATTAGCACTGCTCTGAGGAGGGTCAATCTCAGTTATCTTCTTGTTTATTATTTCTTCAACAAGAATAGTGTAAATAGTTATTTGGTTAGTTCCTCCTTTATCTAAAATTATGTTGTCGGCCGTCATGATTTCACGATCCTTCTCAGTTCATTAACAGTTCTTCTGTTGGCATTATCTATTTCTCGCCTTATCAAATCCTGATTCGCCACGTTAATATTCAGTGTTTGGTTCAAAACAACGCCTTTACCCCCCATATTGGGAGGTTGACCTTTAAACCCAATAACAGTATCATTAGGATTAATAGCCATCGGTGCTTGACCAGGACGAACAATAAAATCATCAAACTTATTACCAACACCCAACAAATGACTTGCAGCACTTTTGACGCCACTCAACAAACCACCGCCAAGCTTGCTTTTAATCTTACTTTCAAGACTTAAACCTTTTTCAAAAATATCTCTAAGCCAATCAGGTAACATGTTAGATATCGCATTCCTGACTTTAGTTTTTGCCGTCTTAAATGCATTAGCTAACTTATCACCTATGGACGTCCCTATATTCCAAACAGAATCAAAAATAAGTTTAACAAACCTTATAGCGCCAGTCATAACTGCCATGATAGCATTAGCAATAGAAAGAACTATACCAGTCATAAACTGTTTGAAACCTTCCAATAATTGTTGAAATGCCAAAATCATTCCATCAACATCTCCAGTGAATAATGCTTTAATAAGATTAAATATTCCTTTTATCATATTCCACAAACCCATAAACATCAATTTAACGCTATTGATTAAGTTCTTCACAGTATCTTTCATACCCATAAAATTTTCTTTCCATGCGATTACCATACCAATAATGATCGCTGTGATTACTGCTCCGACTGTAGAAAAAATACCGACGATAGCTTTCCAAGCAGTGCCCGCAATAGTAGCTAAAGAAGGAAACGCAACACCTAATGATCCAAGACCAAGACTTAACTGTCCAAAAAGTGAAAGCACCGTGCCTAGCACTGCTCCTATAATGGTGAAGACACCTATGAATTTCTTAACTGGTTCTGGTAAGTTTGTGAAAAAATCAAACACTTTCATCAAAATAGGGAATAACATTTCCATGACTGGCAAGAATAATATCAAAAGCATCTCTCTGAACAAATCAAATACTCCAAACGCTTCCATAACAGGATTGAGAAGTCCTAAGAAAGTACGCTGCATCATCTGACCAAAGAACATGATGCCAAGCATTTCTATTTTGAACCCCCTCATAGCTCTTTTAGTTTTGTTTAAATTCTGCCTGTACTCTTGAACTCTCTGACTAGCGGATCTCATAGTATTAGCAAAATTCTTGGCCACTCCTTGAACCATCACGACGACTCTCTCTAGGAACGTTCCCATTTTATTTATCTCCCGCCTCTTTTTCCCACTGACTTCACGTTTGGCACGTTATCTTTATCTCTTTTTCTCAACTCGCATAACTTGTCAAACAATACGTTTAATTGTTTTACTTTCATAGGTTTCTGACGAATCGTGTAAATGATATCTCCATTCTTGTCAAGAACCTCATAATCCCTCCCGATAATATCGGGAAGGCAGTGAAGCTCGCGCGCCAAATCAATAATATCAGTCAGTAACGAAGTCTTTTTTTCCCGTCCAAGAATTTTATTCTTGAGATGGTTGAGCTGCTGATGCATCTTTCTTCTGCTTGATAAAAGCTTTGACTTTCGCAATCTTGTTTCTGTCCTTTTCTTGCATGTTGTTCAGTTCTTCGATAGCATCCATAATGTCATTCAAAAACTCAAAGGATAAAGTTTTGATATGACTAACTTCAACTCCCAAGCAGTGAGCAATAAGTTTTTTCGTCTGGTTTACCATCTCTCCGATAGGAGCGTCATCTTTGATACCTTCCATGATTTCCATATCGTCCAAAGATAATGGCGTGATGTAAATCTCAGCTCGTTCTTGACCTTCTTTCGGTTCTTTCGGTATTTTAAACAATCTCTTCTTTGCACTGAGCTTTTTCAGCTCTGCTATTTGGTTATGTGTCTCTTCAGTCATTTTCTTACCTTCCGCAGACTTCCATCTGTCATTCGTTTAACTCCCGTGTCTTCTTCTGGTTGCGCGTTACTCAAAGCCTGTTCTAAAGAGGAAATTCTCTGGTGGTGCTCGTTCAACTTTGCAATCATCATCTTAGCATCCGCACTGATGATGTCGTCGACGAGCCATTTCAAAGTCATCCCGTAATCTCCGCAAAACTCAGAGTCGGCAAGTTCTTTGAACGCTTTCAGCGTTGGTTTCGGGACTCTTTTGATTCTCAAGTCTTCGCTGTTGCGCCGCAACTTGTTCAGTATTTTGTGCGCGGGGTTGGTCTGTTTCTCTTCATTCGTTTTTTTCTCTTCATCCATTTTTTCACCTTCAACAATAAAAAAATTAAAGAAACGATTTTTCTTTAGCCGAACTTGTTGGCTGAAGTGTACGCCGCAACTGCTGGAAGAACATCTGATGCTGTGCTTCCAGCGCAAGATTCCACCATTACATTATTGTTCGCACTTTTATCAAATGCTGCGCATTTGTACGTGATGGTGAATTTCAACACTCCGTCGGTAAAGCTGGGCTTGACACTGGTGAACATTCCTTCTGCAACACCTATTCTCAATGCCGAAGCGTTCTGAGCAGTTGTGCTCTGAGCTGTTGTTGCCGTGCTGTCATTCGTCCAAAGAACCAGTACTCTATACTTGTCTCTTTCGTGATCGTTTGATACCCTAATAGGAACACTCGCGTCCTGACTGTGCATCAAGTCAAAAAAACCTTTACCAGTAGTCCCGGTGTCAGTTCCTGCTTCGACAGGATACGCTTCGAACGTTAGCGTCGTGTCACCTTCGGGGTTGAACTTAGTCACTCTGCCACCATTCACTAACGGTATGCCCTCAATATCCTTTTCTCCAATGTCGAAATCGATTGTTTCCGTGAGGCTTGCGAACTGGACATCACTCCCGTCAATTATGGAAATACCGACGAGACATGTCTCCATCCAAGCATCATCAATAGTATCTGCTGTCATTCCGAATCATCCTCCTTTCTTATTTTTTTCACGCCAACTATTGCAGCTCTGGCCTTTGGCTTTTCTCTGTTCGTTTCATCTTCTACTTTGAAGATGCTGTTCGGTTTGGGAGGAGAACTCGTGAACGTGCTCTCTCCGGGTTGTAATATCACATCTCTTCCTAATTTCTTATCTCTGAACTTTCTTGGATCTTTACTTTTGTTCGTGACGACTTTCAATTTCTTCATCCTCCTTTGAGTGTTTGTTCAGTGTATTGAACGAGCATCGGCCTGAGTTTCCTCCTAGCCCTTCCCCATCCAGCGCGTATGAACGGGTGTGCTCTGACAACGATTGGGAATTTTTTAAGTTTTCCGCCTTTCACAAGTCTTGCTCTTGATGATATGCTTCCTTTTTGGGCTTGTTCCGCCCAAGCTAAGAGTCTTGATCTTCTTCTGTTAACGCTGACCAGGTGTGTTTTCATACTGTCGAGCATGACTCCGTACTGGCGGATGAACAGCATTCCTACTTTTCCTCTTGGTCTTTGTCTGTACTCGATGCCTTTTTCGTATAGTGTGCCTGTGAATGGTTTGATTCCTGCAGCGCGAGCGGCACTCTTCATGTCTCTTTCCAAGATTTTGCCCCAGCGCATCATTACTTTTGGAGGCATTTCAGGCATGTTCTTACCTACTCTTTTGAGCGTGTTTATGGCTGTTTGCGCGCTCCCTACGCTGTTTATTCTGAGCACAACGCCCATTTTATCGGCTCACCTGCATCTTACCTCTAAGAGCTAGCATGAAGCTTCTACGATACACCAATTCTTTGGCTAGTGGATCTTGGCTTTGACCGCCACTCTTAGGATTTACAAAGTACAACCCATTACGCCTCAACAATGCTCGGTTCGTAACATCATTCAACGTCTGAACAATACTGTTGCTGATCGTGTCCAAGTGCGACTGACCCAAGCCATCCTTACAACCATAACCTCTATCGCTAGTGACTACTTCAATCTCTATAGGCCAACTCAAAAACTTAGATTTACCGTCATGGCTGCTGCCTTCTTGTTCTTGGTCGAATTCTGAAGGGTAGACTATGATAAAAGGGTAGCCTCCGAAGTCTGATGCTTTCACGTCTGGTTCTCTTGAGTACACCCATTTGCGGTATTGTCCGGAAGAAGAAATCGGGTCCGGAACATTGGAAGTGTCTTTAATCAGTTGGTATATGTTGTTCCAACTCTCTGAAAATAAGTTCGTGTAATCTACTCTGTCTGCCGTCATAGGTTTTCATCCTCGGATGAATTTTACTTACGTGTTGCCCATCGCGTTCTGCCTATAAGCATCCACGATACGCGCGATTTCTGTTTGGTCGGCGTTGAACATTTCTGGATTGAACTCGTCCCGTCCAGCAATCATGCTCTTACCGATATTATCTTGAATTAACTGACGTTTCGCCAGCAAAAGATTAAGCCTTACGATATCCGCAGGGATTGTGTCAAACCCGTACAAGTACCTTATTTTGAAACGGTTAGCAATACCAATCTCAGGTAACAAAATATTCTCTGCAATGTTTTCACCGTCTTGTAATCCTCGCCAGTATAAAAACGTTTCTCCTAAGTCACCGACAAACACTTTCTTTTTCCATTCTTGAACGAACCAAGTAGGAATAGTTCCTTCTCGAGTTCCGCTGATCTGAACTATTGTCGAATGAACTTCTTTCTCTGCTGCGTGTGCTGCAGCGGTACTGCCATCACTTCCGCGAGTAAGTCCTGTAAGAGTATCGGTGCTGACACCAGTGTAATCAATAATTTCTTCCTCTACCACCACACTCCCACTACTAGGAAATTTACTACCATCCCCGCTAGCCAGTCCAGCTGTAGTTCCACTAGCAGTCAAAGCATCAGCCAAAGAAGAACTCACGTCAATCAAAGGACGTTTCTTGCTCCAATACCTCTGCTGAGTCAACCCCTGACTCTCCTGACTCTCAAGAACGACCACAGGATAACTAGGGTTTTTAGCTGTTCCATCAGTAAAAATTGTGTTGAGCGTACTATCAACTTCTTTTTTAGCTCGTTCAAGCACTGTCTGTAAGTAAGCATCAGTCATTCCAATATTTAAGTATTTATACTCAGCATAAATGTTATCGGTGCTAAGAACAGTTCTTCCACTGGTTGTGAGAGTTATCTTTCCTGTTTCTTTATCCAAAGAGTAATGGGTTGTTTCTGTGAACGCGACTGCTGTAGCTTCAGTAGCCCCATAATACAACGTATAACTATCAGCCAGGATGTTCTTCTGATCCAAATAGAAAATCAAAGTACTTCCGTCGCCAGTCCCAACTTCTTCTTTCGTTGGGCTGTCCCCCACATCCCAATCAGGAATTCTCTTAACTATACCAAGAATATTCGCAAATTCTGTCGTTGTAGCGTAAGCAGTCATTAAGAACACCCCCTAATCGACATTATCGTCACGGCCAAAGACAATGATGGCAGTGCTATTCCTATTACCCATTTAAGGGCTTTGACAGCTCCTTGCATTTGATTCACATCCCTAACAAGTCCTGGATGCCCATTACCTGATAAGGTTTTTTTCACTAAAGACACATCTTCTTTTATGTTCTTCATAGTGCTGTGCATCTCACCAAGTTCTCTTTCTATGCTAAATCTTCTTTCGGCCATTTTTTAGTTTACTATTATAGGTTGTTCATAACACAATCCAGTATCGTTGTGAATTCCGCCGTACCTGCTAATTCTGTATAATCTGTACGTATCAATATCTTGAACCATACTTGAACTTGTCCTGTTAATTATCGAAGTTAGGTTTAAATCTACTTCTGTTACAGTATTTTCTGTTGTGGTTCCGTTGATCCAAAAGAAAACTCTATAAGTATTTGAGTATATTCTACGCGGGAACTTGCTTATGCTTAGTCTTCTGGATTCTGCACTTCCTGCGCTGCCTTTTTGTGAGTTGTAACTTAAAGCGTAATTTCCTTTTTTGTTACTGTTCATTATAGTGACTGTTCCTCCTGGAAGGCTTCCGCAAACTGTGGTGTTGTAGTCGGGAATTCCTCCTCCGACTAATCCAAAATCTAACATCCATAAGCTGTTAGTGTATGTTCCTTTTGGGTATATTTGTAATGTTCCTGGACTTGGAAAATCTCCTATTCTTGTTTCTTGAGATGGTCCAATGCTTGTGTTATAATTGTTGGCGTTGGCGTATAGTACTATGTTTGATGTGTAGTTTAGAACGTCGTTGTAAGGTGTGTCTAAAGATAAATTGTAGAATTCTATGCTTGCACTTATTGTGTTGTTTGTGTTCACGAATTTTTTTAGGGTGGAATTTAGAGATATGTTTAGTATTATTTGGTTGGTTGAGTTTGCTTTGTATGTGATGTTGTCTACTGTGAGGTTTTCTTGGTTGACAGTTATGGTTGTGCTGTTGAATTGTTCTGATGATCTGAAATATACATTCGAGTTTGATGGGTTGAAGTTTACGTTTGGCTCGATTATTACGGTGGCTGAAGCTATGCTGCACATTAGGATTATGATTACTAAATAAGTTATGGCTTGTTTCATTTTGTTGTTTTCATGCTGTATGCGCACGTGCAGTTTTTTGGGTTGTTAATGGATGTTTTTTCTGTTAAAGGGTAACAACACGGGTTTGGAAATTTTTCTTTCATGGTGTCTTCGCCATTAACTATTAACCTTCCATGTATTGTGAATGAGTTACCTATTTGTGTTGAACTTCTTTTTTCAAGCTTTGTTAAATCCTGTGTAGCTTCAAAAGTAGCACCGCAAACTAATAAGGATAAACAAATAATCACTATTAACAGTATAATTAGTTTCTTCATATTATATCATCTCTGGACTTCCATAAATTCTTTTTGGGTGTGAAGTAAGTGTTTCATTATACAACTGTCTTACTTGAGCAGGTGTAAAAGACACGTTATACAAACGTAAATCATCAATTTGTCCTTCCGGACCTATATTTAATGCTTGGTCATTTCCAATTAATAAATTTTGAGTGTTAAGACTATATATACTTCCAGCAGTGTAAGTAGTTGCCGGAGCGTTTTTATCAACACCGTCATAATAATAAATCACATCTCCAATATTATCATCTCTTACTATTACAACATGATGCCATTCATTAGGTGGGAAATAAGAAACACTATCACTACAACTAAGAGCCCAACCATCAATATTACTATAATGATTAAAACATGGACGCATACTAGTTAAGTCATCATTATAAAAAAGAACATTATAAGGTGTTTGGCTGTTGCTTGTTCTTTTAACCATTAAACCCCTATATTTCTTAGATGAAAAACCTTTATGTTTAAACCAATAAGATATAGTCAAATTCTGATAAACATTCAAATTAGAATTGTGAGCTACTACACTCCTATCAGTGCTTTCAAACTCAGCAGAAAGACCAAACCTCCCAGTTGTGAAACTAGCCCCCACATTACTCCCATCATAACCGTTTTTACTATCGGTAAAATCACCATTAAACTTCCAATGACCGACAAGATTATCTTCTGCTACATTTGCTTCTTCTTGTGCTCCATATAATCTTGTAGCATGAGATGTTTTTGTTTCATTATAAAGTTGTCTCACTTGTGATGCTGAAAGCATCGTACCATTGTAAATTCTAATGTCGTCAAATGTAGCATTGATTACTGCTGAACCGTCTGACCGTGAACCTATATAAACATTTCCGACTGTATTTGCAATAGCACCATACGAATCACTATCTAAATCGATTACGCCATTACAATATATTTGTTTGTGTGTACTATTCAATGCAAAAACTATATGCACCCAATTTCCTATTTTATTACAATCATTTGTTGTACCCTGATTATCTACATGTGTACCATTATTTGTTCTGAATGTTATTTCTTTGCCATTATTTATATAACTTTCGAATCTACTATTAGTTTGAAACAATCTATTAAATGTTCCATCTTCATCAGTATAATACCACATGCTTAATGTTGTAGGCAAATCAGTATCTATATATGTAGTGTTTATCCCACTGGAAACAGTACTTGTTTGTTTTACACCAAGTCCAAATTTTGAAGGCACGAATGCACCATTACCGATTATTGAACCCGTGCCGCTGATTCCAGTAGCGTCAGTGACATCACCATCAAGTTTGTAATGAAGGAATAAATTATCTGAATCTATTTGTGCTTCTTCTTGAGCACCATAAACCCTGTTTGAATGACTAACTTTAGTTTCATTATACAATTCTCTAATTTCCGAGGCAGTTAATGTAATATTATATACTCTAATTTCGTCTATTGTTCCGTTGAAATAATTGACACTGCTTGCCATACCAATATTGAATCCTGTATCTCCACCACCACCTGTCCATGTATTGGTGTCTCGTAAAACACCATCCACATAAATATTAATAGTGCCTGTACTGTTCCATGTTCCAACAATATGATAACATGTATCGATTGAAGGAAGTGTATAAGTAACAGCAGGTGTCAAATCACCTCTAATGAATTGAATACTATTTGCCGCTGAGAGCCTTAAATAATATCTATTAGTACCAGAACCAATACCATACACAACAAAACCAGTATCACTTTGTGTTCCGGGTTTAATCCAAGCAGATATAGTACCGCTTGCATTTTGCAAAGGTGTGCCACCTACAATAATATTATCATTCACTCCATCAAAATCATATGCTAAACTGTGAATTCCCGAAACTATACTTGCACCAGTAACTGTTCCATCATTTCCATACTGTGAACTATCTATTGCATTTCCATTAAATTTCCAGTGACCCATAAGATTACCAGTACCATCATTACCGTACTCCCATACTGGATCTAAATAACCATTGTTTAATCCCGCAGCATCAATACTAAAATCCCATTTGACTCTATCGGTAGGATTTTCTTTCAATCCCCATACTAAGAATTGTGTGGTGCTATAAGCAGGGAATCTTTGAACATAAACTTTATCCTCTAAAGGTCTTGTTGCCGGAGTAAAATCTGTGAACTTCCATCCTTTCAAACAAATACCATCAGGGGAACAACAAGAACTGCCTTCCTTACCTGAACATCGTCCATCCTTACGAAAGATTTTGTAGTCGGGAACCGCAGGGCTGAACACAAGTTCGACTTCGTCTTGGTTATACATATCGACATTATACTTCGTAGGGTTTGTTACGTTTACAAATGACATGCATGGGTCGTCAAGTGTGCCTTTGCATATATCATCGGTGCCTGTTATCTCAAATCCATAGTAAGATATCAAAAACGCAAACAGTGTGACTATAGAAACCACACTGATAGCTGCTCCTGCACCAACTTTAAACCATTTTCTGTAAAACTTGGCCATTTTTTATCTCGTCTCACAAACAAAACTTCCGGTGTTATTCACTGAGCAAGCATAAGCGGTACCATCAGGACTGTAAGTGTTCAGTATTATAGGCAAATCTTGATAACTTTCAAGAACAACATGCGTCCCATTAACCCATTCTTCATATAATAGGTAATTACTATCATCGCCCATTGTGAAGTTTGTATCTACATTCACTGTTTCCGCTGCTGAAAGTCTCATGTCACCCTGACCTGCTACTGCTCGTGCATCTGTTTGGTCATGTTCAAGACTCATAAATTCATCAGTATCTGTAGCGTTTGCTGATTGTATGAACACTGTCGGATTTATTTTGTAAGGCTTAGCGAAGTCTGTTGCGATATCTCCTACTTCAGTAATTAAAAAACCGTTACTATCAGAACTTAAACCTAACAACAGTGAATCTAGAGTTTGTGTGTTACTATATAAAAAACCTGCATCATTGCTACTTCCATAATAATCAATGAAATTATCACCAATTCTACGATTACCCGCAAAAACAGATGATGTATCAACCCATAATTGGCCATCAACTTCTAAAATTCCACTAACGAATAAATCATCGTTTGTCACAAGACTATGACTTGTTGTTCCAGCATCACCAACCCTCAAATAACTCTGCGTAGGACTATCGAGTATTGCTGCACTCGAATTACCAAATACGATATTATTGATATAAGCAGTATCCCATGTTAAGAGTGCCGTGCCTAAATCAAATGTATCGTCTAAACCGGGAATTACACTACCATTAACATCTAATTCGGTAACATTAGCGACTATAACATCACCAACAACAGTCAAATTACTATTAATCGTAACCGCATCATTAAATTCTGCCGTCCCATCAACCAACAAATCATTAAATTCAGACGTAGCATCACTCACAGTAACATCCAACCCAAACACCACATCACACAAAACAATAGCCAGAACGACCAATAGCATCATCATTTTTTTGTTCATTCTTACAAACCCCTCAATCATATATAACCATAGCGAACAAGTCCCCAGAACCACCAGTAACCCGCACGATAAGCTTAGACGTTGCTTCCTTACGATCCAAAATAGGAACAGCACCATTACTATCCCTATCAGCCATATACCCATTGAACAACTCGTTGCTCACCGCCACACTATCTTTATAAATAACTAAGGTAGCATCATCATCTGCGAGAGGCGCATTGACAACAACCTCCCACGCTTTCTTTTGAGAACCAGGCTCCATGTGCAATTCAAGATCAGTACCTACAGTTCCTTTGTTTGATTTTTGTCGTGTCATCTTTTTCTGAACCTCTCGATTAAATATTGGAAAAAAAGTTAAAAAAAAATTATTCGGACTTGCCGAACTTTTTCTTCAGAGCTTCAGCGACATCATTTCTGAAAGGCAAATCATTACCTTTCTCAATGGCGCTTACCAGCAATTCCTTAGCAGGAAAAACCTTCAGTATATCGCTAACTGTATTAACTCCGATGCCCTTGATACTTCCGAGTTCCTTCTCGAAATCTTCGCTTGCTGCTTTCGCATCGAGTTTTGGCTCTTCAGATTTTGGCTCTTCTGCTTTCGGCTCTTCTTCAGGAGTTCCAAGTTCCTCTTTAGGAAGCTCTTCTCCTTCTGCTAAAAGCTTCACAGGCGGGAACTTATACATTCCAATCCAAACTGAAGCTTGAGCATCAGGAACTTGTTGTCCTTTCTTGTAAGGTCCAATATCTTCTACTGCTACGTATACCATCTTGCTTTACCTCACAGTCCGTACAGCACGAAACACCGCTTCTTGTTCGCTGTGCTGCCACCAATAACTATGGCGACCTCAGTTCCAACGACTGAAGTTGTAGGTGCTTCAATCGTGATCACGCTATTCTTTGTAGAGTGCGTGAACCCTCTGATTCCCATCAGTCTTTTGATACCGAACTCCTTGTAAAAGTCGATGGTAACAGTATCTGCGTTGTCTGCCGTGTCAGGTGTTGTGATGTACCCTACTTTGAACCTAGGCTTTCCGCTATCCTTAGCATTGAAGGCTTCGGCAAAGTGGTGGTACACACCATTCTTGATTGCGCTTACATCTGCTGCTGTCATTTTTTGCCTTCCTCCTCTAAGTGTAGAACACTTGGATTACCCTTTTGTCGTCGTCAGTTCCTGCTGCAATGGTCAGAGTTAAGACTCCGTCACTTACAACTGACGTGTTAGCTTCAGTGGCTATCACGCTGTTGTCGGTAGTGTGAACCCAACTTTGGAATCCTTGAACTGTTGTAATTCCATAATCGGCCAGGGTTATAGCGATTGTGTTCGCCGCATCAGCGGTGTTCTCAGTCTCTATAATCAAGCTCTTAACTCGCCTGATCTTTTCCTGGTTTCGTCCTTTTCCTATCTCTCCAACATCAGGTGTGATTGTTGAATTTCCGGCCGCTGCTGTCATTTTCAGTAACCTCCAATCACGAACACCCGCATTTTGTTATCGGTGCTTCCACCAATAGTTACTGTGAGAACTCCTGCGCTCACCACAGTTGTAGGGTCTTCGACAATTATCACGCTGTTGCTAGTAGAGTGAGTATAACCCGTGATGCTTTTCACATTAGTTATACCGTAGTTTGCCAGCGTTATGTCGAAAACGTCTCCGTCGTCAGCAGTGGCTGGAGTTTCTACCATTATTTCTTTGTACTCGAACGGACTGTCCGCCGATCTGTTGGGCATGTCTTCCTGTTCATACACAAAGATATCGCTAGTGATATCTGCTGTCATTTTTCACACACCTCAAGTATCTATGTAACAAAACTTCAACAAATACGAGTGGTCGGTTGTACCGCCCGCAGCATCTATTGTTACGACTCCTGCTGCAACTGATGCTGTCACTGCATCGCCCGTAGTGTTATCCCAACAAGAAATAACCCTTATAGTCTTTCCTGTGCGCGCGGGCGGTGTAACCGTATTATTTGAGTCCATTGTCGCTGGACTAATCCACAGAACTTCTGATGCCTCATTTGTTAAGCTCTGATCTCTTTCTGTTCCATCTGAATATGTTACTGCTGTCATGATAATGACCTCCTTATTTTTTTTTAGATTATGTCAAATCAAAAAAGGAAAAAAAAATTTAAGGAATTTAGGTTGATGTCAGAGTGTCCAACATGTAAATCCTTCTTGGATTTTCATACACAACCGCAAAGTAAAGGCTTATGTATGCTTCTTTTGCAGCTCCGACCTTTGCCAGACCTATAAGTTGTGGCGCTCTGCTAACTACGACGTAGTAGCTATCAAGATCCACAACGAACCAAGCATCTACCTGACAACTTGAATCGACCCACATAGGAATGCCATCAACTATCAGATTTCCTTCTGCGTTGAATCCTATCACTGGTGCGTCTGTGTTGAACCTTCGAGCACTTTCTTTTAGCTCGAACAGCTTGTCTCTCTGGACCGGGTTCACGATGATTCTAAGATTTCCTCTCATTGCACCGTCAAGTTCTGGTTTCCTAGCAGCAAGCCTGATGTTCGCTGTGGTCAGTGCTCCACCAACTGCAGTGTACGTGTCTGTTGCTGAATCAGGAGCTAGTCTGTTAGCAGAAGACCTTGTAAGTCCGTACAGTGTATTGTTACCTGCGCTGTCAGCAACTGCTTCAAGACCAAGAATCTTTGTTCCATCACCGTCAGCCTGTTCTGTGAACAAGTCATTGTTGATATCCCTCATCAGGTCACGCATTGTTGCTTCAACCTCGACTGCGAACAGATCACCCATTGTTCCACGAGAATGATGGAGTGTGTAATCTGACACGCTAATACCTGGTCGGTATTCTTTGATTGGCGTCTGGAGTTTCAGCTTGCTAACAGGTGTTTTCACAACTGAATTATCGTCAGGATCAACACTCATAGTTGTTCTCTGAGATGTTTTGATCCTCCAACCATACTTATCTCCACCCATCAAGTGCTCCTTTTTCTGAAGCTTTCCGAACAGAATATTTTGGTCGTTGAATGTCTCGATCAGTCCAGGAAGGTAAACGTCTGCAAACTCTGAAATGTTCTGAGTGTACGTTGACGTATTAGTCGTTGTGTCGAGAGTGTCTTTTGTCTGCAGTCTACCGACCACTTTCAATTTCGTACCAACACACTTAACCTTCAGCGTGGTATTCAGTGGAATACCTGTCGTTGTAAACTTCTCTTCGATAGCTTCCTTATTAGCTTCGAAGTAGTTGCTAGATGCTTCCTTGTACCGCAGAACATCAAAGTCCTTGGAGTCAAGAGAAGCATTTATCTCTTTTACTGAGAGGGTTATCTTGTCCATTCCCTGTTCACCTTCTTTTGTCTTCAAAACCTTTGTATCGATCTTGATAGCTTTTCTCACTTCATCCTTGAACTCTTTGGATTCCATGATTTCTTTGACACTGAGCTTGTTGTTCACTCCTTCAGCGATCTTCATAGCGATCTCTTTTTCCTGAAGCAGTTTCTCTTTATCTTCAAGTTCCTGCGCTTTCTTATCTTCTTCGTCCTTCTTGGACTTATCTTCATCAAGAGCTTTTTCCTTGTCAGCAAGCTTTTTTTCTCGCTCGGCAAGTTCCTTCTCCTTATCTGCCAGCTCTTTAGCTTTGTCCTCTGGAGCAGCAGCTTCAGGATTTCCATCCTGTTTATTTGGTTCGTCTGTCATTTTATTGACCTCCTTGGCTTTCGATTCTATTTCTTTATATACTACGGCCATCGGATTCGCTATCATTCTTGCTCTAGCTAATCCTGCCCCTCCAAACTGTGTAAGCTCGTCGATAAACCTATAAGATTCGCCGTTGTGCTGCACTGTTTTGGAATGCTCTTCGTCAGTATCGTATTCGATACTTAATCCCGCGAAAGATCCGTTATCTATTCTAAATTTTATCTCTTCTGGCGTCATATCGCCTTTGTAAAACTTGTTGAGTTGGAACTCGACTTCCACACCTTTATGACCGCCTTCCAGGTCTACTATTGTTGCGTTGGGGCGCATCATTGCTGCTTCGTCTTTCGTAGGGTCTTGTTCGTGTATCCAATCGTGGGCTACACTCAAACTTCTGTATGATCCTTGTGGGCCACCAGCCTCTTTACTATTGATGAAATCCTTGATTTGGGTTAGGGCGTTTGTTGAAAGAATATCGCCTACTCTATCGGGATGGCTCGTGGCTACCAGACCAACATAAGTATCAGTATCTTCTTTGTATTTGAGCGCGCTGATGCACGGTCTTTTACTGAGTTCTTTTCCTTTCATTTTCTTCTTTTGCTTTTCGTTCCACAAGGCATGATACCACCACGTCTTTTTTAAGCTTGCGATACAGCTTCTTTACTACCTTTTTGATTGGCAACATTACGCTTGGTTTGGTTCTTAGCCAGCTTATCCTGTTCCGAATTCAACTCACCCTTACCAAGCATGTTTTGGTTCATGCTATCATTCATAAGTTCCAAGTCTTCAGGAGAAAAATCTTCAATGTCTTCCTGCGCGAAGTCCAACAGCTCAAGAGTTTTCTTTGATGTGAGTTTCTTCTTGGCCTTTGAAAGTATTGATTGGTATTTTGTTATGGTATCTGCGTTCATGCTTCGAGTTTGAGCTTCCCTGACTTCATCCTGCTTGTACTTCCTCTGGAATTTTATGTGCCAGCCAAGACTCTCAAACACTTGACTATTCAGTAAGTCTTCAAGATCATCCTGTATTGAACTTATGAAATTCCAATATCCTGCCTCACTCAACCCGCCACTATCTCCTTTGGATGCGCTTGATCCAATAAGATAGGGTATTCTTGTGATTGGAATGCTGTATATGAATGCAATGTTTGATGTTATGTAGAGCGCGAGATCTTTGTATTCGAGATCTTTTGCTGTTCCCTGAAGGTCTTTCACGTCGACATCACCCGTGAATACCAGGTTGCCATGCCAGTTGTCAACCTTCTTATACTTTCTGAGCTGAGAAATCAAGTATTCGTGATTGCGACTGTTAGCTATCTCTTTAGGCAAGATGAACATTTTGTCCGGACTGCCACCATTTCTCATAAGGCTTGTCATGTTTCTTTTCACGAGCTGGATCAAAAATATCTCTGCAGTCAACGCTTCTACAGGACTGAATCCCTTCACGCTGCCGTTCAACGTCAAGTAACGCCAATGCACTATTTCATCTGGTAAGAACCGAGCGATTTTCCCATTGGTGCTTTGTTCATAACCTTTAATCTCAAACTCATCATGAATGATTTTGACTGTGGCTGCCGCGACGTAATCTATCTTTTTAGGCTTTTTCAAGTCTTCGTCTTGAGCAGACTTTACCATCAGTTCTTTAAGCTGAAATCTTTGGAGCGCGTATTTATTCTTTTCAACTACTTCCTTGACTGCTTTCAAGACCTGGCTCGTTTGAGGAAATCCTTTCCAAATGTAAAAATCACCCGTGAGAAACGCATCGAACAGTGCGGCTTTCAAAGTTTCTTTTCCCCTGTTATTTCTCCAAAACTTACGCGCATCCATCAACTTATTCCTTCCAAGCGCGCTTCCGTCAGGAGCAACCCACGTAGGACGATCACCAAGAACATCAGTAATAGGAATGCTTATTGTAGCGACGAGTTCAGGGCTTTCCCGAAACATCCTCCAGAAGTTTTTGAAATCACCACCAATCCTAGACAGCCTATCCACACTTTGAAAATTCCAAGAATTTGGTATGCTAGTGAATAATGGACGCCGAGCTGGGCATGTTTGTGAACCTGAAGTGAAAAACTCACTTAGCGGTAAAACCATGGTGTTTCGTTTACTCCTCTTTTTTGTAAGGTTGTTTAATCTTATCGACTATAAGATTGAAATAATAAATCAGTAATGCGGACATCAGCCCGTAAGACACAAAATTTTTGAAGTTGAAGCAGTACCAGATTACCACTCCAGTTCCAACAATGTTGAAGACCAAGGAAAGAATTGTCTTCACCTTGGCCATAACTCCATACTTGGCAAGCAAGGCTGCAAAGCCTAATTTAAGTATATACCTCTTGTCATTTATATACTTTTTGGTTTTTTCGTGCCAAGAGTGAAGCGAAGACCCTGGTTTGACTGAGCAAGTGTTTGGATCTCGCTTAGTCGAAAATATCATGTCCTCGCTCCTCAAGACCTTTTCTCACGTCGACAACGTAGTCAGCATATTGTTCTTTGGTCATAATCATTTTTCCACCGACATCCTTGTGACCGACGTAACCTCTAATCTTTTGAACTGCCCTGGCTATTGCTCGGACCTCATTGAGTTTCAGCCATTTCTCATGCGCTATGTGAGTCAACAATTCTTTTTTGTTCATCACCAGGTCGTTATCAAGCTTTTGCTTAATATCGCCTGTTCTGATCTCATCTTCACACCTGGCAATGCTATTGTTCAACAAGGATATGTTATGAAGCATTTTGTCGATTTGTCCTTGCTCATCACGCATTGCTTGGCGAAGCTGATCCAAGTGAAGAGCTAGTTCGTAGCTGAACGTGCCTTCTTCTATGCTGTCGAACTCTCTCTGTTCTTTTATCCTGGCTGCTTCTGCGGGAGTCATCGTTTTTTGAATTTCTTTCATCAGTTTTTCTTTTTGTCCGTCTCTAAATCCTTTATCACTCATCGTTACATCACCTTTTCATATTTCTTTCTGACAGTTGCTACAGTGCGCGTCCCAAGGATCTAAAATGTTGCCGCACTCGCACCTTTCAACATCACTTTCAACAACTTTCTTATTCTTTCCTTCGCTTCCGTCACTAATAATACTTATTGACACTGGAGCGTTTTCCGGTTGAATAATCAAACTGCACAATCCAGCAATACAGTCAGGATAATCATCCCTGTCAGTTTCTTTCTCGTGATGCACCATCCAATGACCGCGAGTTGATTTTTTGAAGCGTAACTTGCTCAACTGCTTGTCACACTCCGGAATTCGAGGAATGTTCAGTCTGTTATGGCCTTTGACCGTTTGCTCGACCAAAAGCTTGAAATTGACGTAGATAGCGCTCTTATTCTCCAAGCTGAACTCAACAGGATTGCACATAACCCCATATTTTTTGATGCGCTTGATAAAATCCTCGATGCCACGTCCAACGCCAGTATTGTCCCATCCGACCATAGCTACGCTTTGCGGGCCGCGCTGAATTATGAATTCTACGAGTTCTTCTATTATTTCATCGTAATCAGTTCCTTGAGGGTATTCTTTGAGTTGGTGAACGTAAACCCCTTTTTTGTCTTCTGTTGGAACTCCAACGCCCCTGATGGTTCTGTCTTTGGCTTTCGCCCAATCAAAGAAGATATATACTGGTTCTGTAAGATTTGGCGGAACTTCGTTCAATCTATCGTCTTGTATGGCCTTACGCTCCTCCAAAGAGATAAAACCTCCTTCTGGACTGGTGAAGTTAGCCATCAACGTCGAATCTACCTGTTCTCTGGTCAGGTCAACACATAACTCGTCGAACTCCTCTTGTGTATTGGTTGGACAGTCCAAAAAGTCGAATTTGTATCTGTGAAAGCGAGGGCTGTTCCACAACTCCCAGAAGATTCCTTGTTGCCCGTTAGGATTGCTAAACACAATGATTTGCCCTTTAGTAGTATAAGTACGAGGCTGCGCGATCTGTTTGTAGAAGTATTCTCCGTCTTCATAAAAAGCCAGTTCATCTATGAGCATTAAATCTACAGGGTAGCCTAGCGCTGCTTCTGTAGCTGGAACGCAAATAATCCTACTTTGCTTTAACTCACGCACTTTTGTAAAAGTTTTGTCCAAATCTTTATCGTATTCTGTGTATTCTTCGAAATGACGAAAGTAAATCTCGGTCTTTGTTGCTGTGTCGCCAATGCTGATTTTGTAATCTAAAACGCTAGTAGTCAATAAATCTTTGATTTGGCGCAGCAAGTCTTTGCTCTGCGGCAACGTCTTACTAACCATGAGCGTGGTTGTTCCAGGGTTTTTAACAGCAAAAGTGAGTGCTTTTACACACAACGCCACTGACTTTCCAATCTGGTTCGCCGCGCAGAAAATAATACGCTTATGGTTGTCGTTCAGGATCATGTCCTGGTACGGGTACAGCTTGAAAGGGACCCCTTGATTGTTTCTCAAGAAAGCATAAGCGTAAATGGTAGGGTCGTCCAGAGCATTATAGAACTTAGCCTGATCCTCCTCATTCTTCTGGTCCAGGCGTGAAATGACGTCATCCCACAACCGAAATTTTTGTAGGGTGGTGTCTATCATTTGTTGATTAACGCCTTCTACTGCAGGAATTAGGGTTTTAGGACCGATCGTTTCCATTTTCTCCAGAGTGTAAATTTACAGAATTCTCGAGATGTTCTGTGGTTTTACACTTTTTGTGCTTGCGCATCTTACTAGCTATGGTCGAGTGGCTGACCGCATGCAAGTGCAAGTTCGTGCTCTTATCACCATACAAAGCCTTCTGCAGCTCTTTTAATAAGTCATTGTAGTCTTTCATCCAACGCCTGGTAAAGTCCGTCAAGAATCCCTTAGTCTCCATGTCTTTCTTGATCTGTACGTCCAGGAAGATTTTAATTCTGATAGCTGACTGTTTCATTTCCTCTGCAGGCTTGTTCATACAATCCAATAACCGTCTGAATTTTTCCTCAGTCATGTCTTCAGGAACGTCACTCTCTTTCTTTTTTGGAACTTCGATGTTTTCAAACTCGTCTTTATCGATTACGTCCATTTTCAGCTCACTTTTTCCATTATAATAGTTTTTTTGCCGTTTTCAGCGTTTTCATCAGTGCAAAAGTCAATTTCGTCACCCTTCTCCCACTCAACCTCCTCAACCAAAGATTTGGGAAGGGTTACGTGATGAACAACGCTCCCATTACTCCGTTTGATTTCCTGCAGTTTTGCCATTTTCCATCATGTAAGTATCTGAAACCAAAGTGATAGAATCATCACCTATTTTAACTCTAGATTTCCCATTCCGTAACGCTCTATCTATTGCATTAAAGATTTTGGTCAGTTGGGGTATTGTCAGTTGAGGGTTCATTTTTTCGTACTAGTTCGACCTTTACGAGCATTCCTGTGGCTTCGCGCATAGCTTTTTCGCAGTTATCTATGACTTCAGCACTCAAAGGTTCTGTGTTCGCAGCTGTTTCAGGTATTGCGATTGTTGCTTGTAACCTTGGCTTTTCAAACAAGGCGTCTGGTATGCTCATGTTGAGTTTTATTGCTATTTCGTTCCAGTCTAGGTTTGGCTCGTCATTTCTCAAGCGGCATTGTCCTTTGCTGTTCACTATCAAGTGTTTGTTTAGTATCATCGGTTTCACTTCCATTTATTGTTTTTTCGTGTTTTTTGAACCATTCAAACATTAACTTGCGCATTTGCGGTCTGCCAGTGCACCACACAATCTCGAACTTGTACTTTTTGGTCATGGTTGCCAGAATCTTTCTAAGGGTTTTGCTTGGGCATTTAAGCTTTTGCCGCACGTCCCAGGTTTTCGCAAAGAACTCTTCTGCGGTGCATTCGACGAACACGACTAGTTTGACATTTGTTCTCTGCGCCCGTAACAGTTCGTTACGAAACCTTTCGTGTCCTTGTATGATGCTGCCGTACAAGTCATTAGGGTTTTTTCGTTCTGCATGTACTCGTCCAAGGAGTAAAGTGGTGGTGTAGTCTCCGACATCAAGTTTTTGTTTGACTGCAGGAAAATCTTCAGATCCGTGCCAGAGTGGAATTTGCTCTCGAGTGTCGATTAGGATTGTCATTGGCGTTTCCATCTTACGAATAAGTATATACTCACTACTATATAAACATTTCCATTCAACACCAGTATATACCCCCTAAAACCACCACAAAAATATTCAGACAGTGCTCTTATGTTTTCGGTGTTGGTTTTGTTACTACTACCCCGTGTCATGTTTTTGTGCTTTGGTGCTTGTATTTAAGTGTTGTGGTTTGTTTTTTTGCTTTTGTCCTTGTTTGGTGGTTTGTTGGTGTGTGTTTTGTAAGAGATGTGACCGAAAGGTTTATATAGTAGGTATGCTTATATCTATGTATGATAGTAAGTAAGTAACTACGGAGGTTATACAAATGGTAAGTAACAAAGAACACACAGCATACAACCAAGACCTAAAAGAAATTAAAAACGCAACCTTCAAATGCTTAAAGCAAGTAACCAACATAGTACGCGAAGCAGTCACAGAAGGAGTGATTACAACAAAAACACACCCCAACATACACGAATACTTAGGTATTGATAAAGTGTACTAAAAATGAGTACCAAAAAGGAGCTTGAAGTAATCGGGTGGGCTTGCCTCATTACAACAATGTTTATTTTTTTATTGCAGTTTAGTTAAGACCAAAACAAACGGAGGTACAAAAATGGTAAGTCATATAGGTTCAGTCAGTGAAATAGTAAGAAACCACAGCACAAACCCAAACGGACTAGTGGTATTACTAGATTCTGCTAAAAACCCCGCCCACGCAATACAACTATACCAAGAAGGGAACAAAGCAGGGGTATTAAGACCCATCGACCACGAGTATCTAAGCAAATACGCACAACACCCAGAGGTAAGAACCGCAGCCGATCTAAACAGATACACCAACACACACTATTAACCACCGAACAGTACACACACACAAAAAGTACACAACCAACACACACACTCAGAACCCTTCATTTAAATACTCAAGTTGAAATCAAAAAAGGTGTGTGTCTATAGTTGTGTAAATAATGTGTTTTAGTACTTGTGTGTGGTAGTGTGTGTGTGGGTGTTGTGGGGCTTGTGCTTGTGTAGTGTGGTTTGTTGTGTTGTTAGTATACGATAATCCGCACTAATCCGTACTTGCTAAAGAGTAACAAACGAAAGGAGAAACCCCTTTCAAACCCCAATTTCACCACCTGGAAAGTATCAAAGATAAAAGCACGAATGAATAAGGAGGACAGGAAAGATGGAAAAAAACAAAACAATAACACAACTAAAAAAAATATTCAGAGAAACAAAACCAGAAACTGAAATCATCCCAGAAGCCGAAAGGAGAGGAATGATGGACCCGGCAAACGTATGTATGATAATACCAAAAACGTACGAAATGCAAGAATGTATGGCCGGATATGAAGGATTTAATGAAAGCAAAGCACCAGAATTAAACTACACGCCAAACGAAAAAGCACTAACCACAGAAAACAAGAGCAAATACAGCATTGAATACCTGTCTTTCTTGTTGGAACTGCTCAAAATAACCAAAGACGAAACGCAATACGCTGCCACAATATCAGTGCTTAACGACTACCCATTAAAAGTAGAAACGCACCACTTTATTTTTATTCTGGCAAACAGAATAAGCAACGAATGAAAAAAAGAGGCGACAACATGAAAACCGAACTCGAAATCAAAAGAGAAATCAGAAACTTGAAAGAACAACACCTAAAACTACAAGACAAACCAGACTTTCAACACACAGTAAGAAATTTAGAGATTCAAATAGACATGTTGGAATGGGTGTTACGTGACGGGTGCGTACAATGAAACCATGCCCCATAAGCTTTGGTGACTGTCCAGACTGTGAGTTTCACAGAGAAGGAGAATGCCAGCACAAAGGAATAACTCTTCCTTGGGCTGACAAGTTCAGACAAATAATCGGAGAAAACAGCGGCCCAGAAGATATAATAAACAAATTCGAACAGTACGCAACGGAACAAGAGGAAGCAATAAACCAAAGGTGGAACGAATGACAAAACCAAACCCAAAAACAATGAAAGTATGGATAGTAGCACAATTCAGCAACCTAACAAGCGAAAGCATACTCGAAGCATTCAGCAGCGAAGAAAAAGCAAGAAACTGCTTTAAAGGAAACTTAGACCGAGACTTTCAAAACGAAAATTACCTAATCAGGGACGACGTAAGAAAAGAAGCTCTAGCCATCTGGAGTTATTACATTGAAGATGACGGAACAGGCTGTGATTGGACAACAGAAATAAGAACGCTAGAGATTGATGAGGAGGACTGAAAAAATGATGGAAGTCATCGGTCAAGCAGAAGTAAACACCAAAGAACTAAAAAGCACACTGCGAAATGCGGAGATAAGCATAAACTTAAAGCCTAACACTCTGGACACTGCTAAAGTTGAAGAACAACAAAAGAACTTAGCTGAATGGAAGAATACCGCGAAAAAAGGACACATTCACATTCCGGAATTTGAAATTCCTAAAAAACTACTCAACGTCCTCATAAAAGGAAACGATTATAAAGGTCTTGTACTCCTTGGTGAAGGTGGAGTCGGCAAGACCTGTATGACAATTCAATCCATCAAGTCTAACCTCAAGCCTGGAGCGTGGGAGTACCAGAACGGGTACACCACGCCCCTGGCTCTTTATGAATTCCTGTATAAAGGCCGTGACAAGGACGTTCTCATCTTGGATGATATAGAAGGTGTGTTCAACAACCAAGTCAGCCTCAGCATCCTTAAAGCAGCATTGTGGGACGTTGACGGGCAACGTATCGTCCATTATAATAGCAGCAGTAAACACCTAGAAGCACCCAGAGCTTTTGTGATCCGCGCAAAGGTAATCATACTCTGCAACAGCATACCAAAAGCAAAAGATCTAAGCATGAGAGCAATGCTGTCAAGAACCATCAGCTACGAGTTCAACCTATCATACAAACAAAAGCTGAAGATATGTGAACAGTTCATCAATAACGATGACGACACAACCAACGACCAGAAGAACGAAGTCATACAACTCCTGAAATCTCACACAAACAGAGCAACCAAAGACTTCAACTTCAGAACCATGCGCAAAGCAATAGCATTCGTAAAGAACAATCCTGACAGCGCTGAAGAACTCTTCAAGGCAACCACGAAAGAAGACGAGTTGAAAGCAGCGTACTTCCAAACCTTGGACTCGAAGACAGTCAAAGAACAGGTGAAGAAGTTTCAAGATTTGACAGGTAAGAGCCGACGGACGTTCTTTAACATCAAAAAATTAATTAGTGCAGAAGTGCGGCGAGAAACAGATGTTACACTTGCACAACTAACAACGGAGGAATAAAGAAAATGGGAAAACACACAGCTACAAAAATCGGAGCGGCAATAATCTGCGTCATACTATGCCTAACAATCATCGGCATACCAATCGCAGTAATCATCGCCCAACTCAACAGCATCATTGAACTACTGGAAGGCAAACAGTAAAGAACACAACAAGACCCCAAAAAAAAGAGAGGCGAGATAATTGACGAAGGCAAAGTACAAAAAGAAATGCGTGTACTGCCAAAGATACATACCAGTATGCGACTTGAAAACACACTACGGAATAAGCATGTGCAAAGACAAAAAAGACTGTAACAAACACCGTAAACAACACCCTGCAGGAACACCAAGTGCAAAACACACAAGCTACTGGACAAAAGGCGAGGATGAATACGATGGCTTTCGTGAAGTATAACTACGGTGGCCGAGCAGAAGAGATCAAAAAACTCCTGCGGAAGCGATTGACTGCCAGGAAAAAAGTCAGGTTCCACGAGAAACGGCTGCAGAAATACCAGCACGATATAGCTATCCTGGAAGATGAACTTGACCAGTTACTTACCATTGCGAAGGGGAAGCCCTGATCCCTCACCGCATTTTTTTTGTCTTTGGATTGTGGTAACAAATATTTTTTTTGTGAACACAAGGTATATAAACAACTTATGCGAACATAAAATACGCATTCGAGAGCATCGATGAAGGTGTGAAGTGATAAAGGGCTTCTCTAAATCTCCTTCGAAAAAATTAATCTCTCAAAACAGAAATCCTGGTGAAAACACTATGAACGAAAAATTCGAACTTACAAAAGAAAGTAAAATTGCTAAAGATGGCACTACAAAACTGTTCAGGATAAAATGCGTCAAAACATTCGAAAATAAAGCTGTAGGACAGATTAAAGCTGGAACTGTTGGAGGATGGATTGAATCTCTCTCTACGAGAAAAGGCTTTGCTAGGGTCTCCGGTGATGCTTGGGTCTTCGGTGATGCTGAGGTCTACGGTAATGCTAGGGTCTCCGGTGATGCTTGGGTCTTCGGTAATGCTGAGGTCTCTGGTGATGCTTGGGTCTACGGTAATGCTTGGGTCTCTGGTGATGCTGAGGTCT